CTTCCGGTGGTGTTTGTGGGCTATCAGGAGGCAGATCTCCCGGAGTGGTGCAGGCGGACCGAGATGTATGGCTGGTCGTTCTACGGTTGGGATTACAGTATGGAGAACCCGACCGGAGCGACACACCGTATTTGCGGTTTTGTACAGGCTTATACCGGGAACGTGCTGCGGGAGGATGCAACGGAAGAGCAGAAGAGACACGCGGTGGAACTGGCGGGACAGATGAAGGATTTCCCGGAAGAGGGATCGGTTCTTGTGACGGAGGATTGTGTTGTGGTACGGCTGTCGGAGGTTAAGGAGCAGATGCCGACAGACTGGTGGTAGAGGTGAAACGGCGGTCTGTGTATACAAGCTTGTACTGGAACGGAATCTATGATAAAATGAAGAGACTTATGGCAACAAAATTGTGCTGGATTGAGATAGAAAGCATTGGAGATAATGGAGGTTAATATGAGAACTTATCTGGTAACAGGGGGAGCCGGTTTTATCGGTTCCAATTACATTCACTACATGTTCCGCAAATACGGAGATACGATCCGCATCATCAATGTGGACGTCCTCACGTATGCGGGAAACCTTGAGAACCTGAAGGACATTGAGAACAATCCAAATTATACGTTTATTCGGGCGGACATTACGGATAAGGAAGCCATTGCGAAGATTTTCGCGGAGAACGACATTGACCGTGTGGTTCACTTCGCTGCAGAGAGCCATGTAGACCGCAGTATCAAGAATCCGGAGGTCTTCGTGAAGACGAACGTGCTCGGAACGGCAGTGATGTTAAACTGCGCCAAGGCGGCATGGGAACTTCCGGACGGAACATTTAAGGCGGACAAGAAGTTTTTACACGTATCGACGGATGAGGTATACGGCTCCCTGGAGGATGACGGATCTTATTTTTATGAGACGACTCCGTACGCACCACACAGCCCGTATTCAGCCAGCAAGGCATCCTCGGATATGTTGGTAAAGGCATACATTGATACTTACAAGTTCCCGGCGAACATCACAAACTGCTCCAACAATTACGGACCGTACCAGTTCCCGGAGAAGCTGATCCCGCTGATCATCAACAATGCGCTGCAGGGCAAGAAGCTTCCGGTGTACGGCGACGGCAAGAATGTGCGTGACTGGCTGTATGTCGACGACCACGCGAAGGGCATCGATATGGTGCAGGAGAAGGGACGTCTGGGTGAGACTTACAACATCGGCGGACATAACGAAAAACAGAATATCCAGATCATTGAGATTATTATTGATACGCTGCAGGAGATGCTTCCGGCAGACGATCCGAGAAGAAAGCTGGTAAGCAAGGATCTGATTACTTACGTGGCAGACCGCAAGGGACATGACAGACGCTATGCGATTGCGCCGGACAAGATCAAGGCGGAGGTAGGCTGGGAGCCGGAGACAAAGTTTGAGGACGGCATCCGCAAGACGATCGCGTGGTTCTTCGAGCACGAGGACTGGATGAAGAATGTCACCAGCGGTGATTATCAGAAATATTATGAGGATATGTATCAGAACAGATAGTTGATGCAGGCAGCAGTACCGTCTTTCGGGCGATACTGCTTGTTTGCGTTTTAAATTAAGAAAAAATTAAGCTGTGTCCGGTACAAATGTTAAGGTACATGGCGTATATTGGATAAAATGGGAGGATTTTCAGATGAAGGGAATAATACTTGCCGGAGGCTCCGGTACCAGACTTTATCCGCTTACCAAAGCGATTTCAAAACAGATTATGCCGGTGTATGACAAGCCGATGATCTACTATCCGTTATCGACACTGATGCTTGCGGGAATCCGTGAGGTGTTAATCATCTCCACACCGCGGGATCTGCCGGTGTTTGAGGAGCTTTTCGGGGATGGAAGCCAGCTCGGCATGAACTTTTCCTATGCGGTGCAGGAGCAGCCGAGAGGACTGGCGGACGCATTTATCATCGGTGAAAAATTTATCGGAAATGACGCGGTGGCACTGGTACTCGGCGATAATATTTTCTACGGACAGAGCTTTTCCAAAGTGTTAAAGAGTGCGGCGGAGCGCACGGAAAAGGAGCACGGTGCGACGATCTTCGGCTATTATGTCAGAGACCCGAGAGAGTACGGCGTCGTGGAATTTGATGAGAACGGCAAGGCGCTGTCCATCGAGGAAAAGCCGGAGCATCCGAAGTCCAATTACGCGGTGCCGGGACTTTACTTTTACGATAACGACGTGGTGGAGATTGCGAAAAACGTCAAGCCGTCCGCACGTGGGGAGATCGAGATCACATCCGTCAATAACGCATATCTTGGCAGAGGGGATCTGCATGTCGAGACACTGGGAAGAGGATTCGCATGGCTGGATACGGGAAACCACGACATGCTGCTTGCCGCGGCAGATTTTGTGTCTGCATTCCAGAAACGCCAGGGCTTATATATCTCCTGCATTGAGGAGATCGCGTACAAGCGCGGCTTCATCGACAGAGACCAGCTCATCAAGCTGGCACAGCCACTCTTGAAGACAGATTACGGCAAATATCTGATGGAAATTGCGGAGGGATTATAGAACATGGGTAAGATCAAGGTAACAGAGAATTGCAACGGCATTGAGGGATTGAAGGTCATCGAGCCGGCAGTATTCGGCGATGCACGCGGATATTTTATGGAGACCTACAATTATAACGATTTTGCGGAAGCTGGAATTGACTGCCAGTTCGTGCAGGACAACCAGTCGGCATCGAAAAAGGGCGTGCTCCGTGGGCTTCATTTTCAGATCAATTATCCACAGGACAAGCTGGTACGCGTGGTAAACGGCGAGGTGTTCGACGTTGCGGTGGATTTAAGAGAGGGATCGAAGACGTTCGGTAAATGGTACGGCGTGCGGCTTTCCGCGGAGAACAAGAAGCAGTTTTTCGTGCCGAAGAATTTTGCACACGGATTTATCGTGCTGTCGGAGGAGGCAGAGTTCTGCTACAAGGTAACGGACTTCTACCATCCGAACGATGAGGGCGGTATTCTGTGGAACGATGCCGAGGTCGGCGTGGAATGGCCGATGCCGGAAGGAATGACAGCGGCGGATCTGATCTTATCTGACAAGGATAAAGTGCAGAAAAGCTTCGCAGAATATAAGGCAGCGCATGGCATAAAGTAAGGAAAAACATGCGCCTGCAGAGGGATAGAAAGAGATTAGGAGAACATAGATGGCAGGAAAGAAGAAGGATACATCACTGCTTCATCATCTGGTCGGAAGTAGAAGCCTGGTATGGAATCTGGCAAAAAATGACATCAAGAAGAAGTTTGCAGGCTCCTACTTTGGTGTGGTCTGGGCGTTCGTCCAGCCGGTAATCACGGTGCTTTTGTACTGGTTCGTGTTTGAGAAGGGACTGAATTCCAAGGCGACAGACCTTCGGACCGGAATTGAGATTCCGTTCGTGCTGTGGCTGACGGCAGGGCTTGTGCCGTGGTTCTATTTTCAGGAAGCGCTAAACGGCGGCACCGGTGTTCTGGTGGAATACAGCTATCTGGTAAAAAAAGTCGTGTTCCAGATCGATATGCTCCCGGTGGTAAAAATGATATCGGCGCTGTTTACGCATCTGTTTTTTGTGGCGTTTACGATGGTGCTTTTCATCTGTATGGGATATATGCCGGACTGGTATGCACTTCAGGTCGTATATTATTCTTTCTGTATGATTCTGTTTGCGACAGGGCTTGTGTATGCGACGAGTGCGGTGACGGTATTTTTCCGCGACATGAAAGAAGTGGTGGGAATCCTGTTGCAGATTGGCATGTGGGTGACGCCGATTATGTGGAACTTTGAGACGATGGTGCAGATACCGGGTTGGGCGATTGCCGTGTTAAAACTCAATCCGATGTACTACATTGTTTCGGGATACCGGAACGCACTGATCAATCACATCGGATTCTGGGAGGATATGGGAATTACCGTATATTTCTGGGTTGTGACGGCAGTGATACTGTTTCTCGGAACAACCGTGTTCAAGAGGCTGCGACCGCATTTCGCGATG